GAACTCCGCACTTGCAAGGATTTGTCCAGTTCCCAACAGGACAAAGACTCAAGCAACTTAAGAAGCTGAACAAACATGTTCATTGGGAACCAAGACGGGGCTCGGCCCTGCAAGCAGCTCATTATTGCAAGAAGCCAGAATCCGGGTGCGATTGCCAGCACTGCGAAGCTGCTAAAGACGTGCCTCGTCCTCAGCTCATTTATGAGTCTGGAACAATCTCATCGCCAGCCGGTGAGAAGTTGTTCAACGTGGTACAAGTTATCAAAAGACGTGGACTTTCTGCTGCTATTGAAGCTTACCCAACCCATTATATGGGCATGACGAGAGGAATGCAAGCCTTGGCTACTTTTTATTCGCCCCGTCGAGATCAGCGTCCTGTCGTTTCAATTTGTTACGGTCAGCCAGGTTCTGGAAAAACTCGGTACGCCATGTTGGGCCCTTCGCCCTACGTGCAGGCCGACTATCCCGCGAAGGGTGGTCAGTTTTTCTTCGGGGACTATCGTCCCGACGTTCATCAGACGGTGATCTTCGACGATTTCTACGGCCAGATGCCTTACGCGACTTGGCTTCGGATTTGTGATCGATACCCCATGGAGGTCCATACCAAAGGCGCATTCCATCAACTCCTGGCCCCTTATTTCGTGTTTACCTCGAATCGTGGGCCCCGTGAATGGTATCCAAAGGTTTTCGCCGACCTTGACCGTTGGCAAGCGTTCGACAGGAGAATTGACAACGTGATTTTCTTCACTCAAGATGGCTATCATGTTATGAAAGGGGACCTTCCATGGCCTCTGCCACACTTGCCTCGCTTGAATATTCATCAAGTTCTGATGAATCCAGCTCTTCTGATAGGAGCGAACCATCAACCTCAGCAGGATAATCCCGATCCTGTGGGTGGTAAGTTTCTTTGGCCATTGCCATATCTCTCCAATCACCCTTCATGTTTTTTCTGAAAACAACATCTTCAGGGTTGATTGAATCGTGTCCATGTCCGTCCATTTTAAAGTTGCTGATTTCGTAGAAGTGCACGAAATTATCGGAGCGCTACCTCCTCCCTATCGCTCGCCAAATTAGGAAATAAATTGCGCGCGTTCTCATTTTCTTAAGAAACATGGCTCGAACCTATCGAAGACCGCCAAGGACTGCCTTGGAAAGACTTGGCAGATTGCCTGAACGCTCTACAAGACGTGCTGTAACCCGAGGGGATTATCTTGCCCGTCGTGGACCTGCTAGAGCAATGCCTATGCCAACTGAGACGAAGTACTTTGATACTGCCTTCCAGCAAACGGTTGCTTCAGCTGCCGATTGGACTGGAACTGAGGTGCCGTGCACAGCCTACATCCAGTCTGATGGAACGACTGTTGGTGCTTACACGGACGCGGCTCTTGTTCCCTCAGCCATCGGAGCTGGTTATGGTCAAGTCGGTGGAAACAAGTACTACTTGCAGCGTATGCGTGTTCGTGGACAACTTGCTCCCGCTACCATTTCGGACCAGGCCGATGTGCAGGTTGCCACTACTACGCGAGTGTTGCTTATATGTGACACTCAACCGAATGGTGCTCAAGCACAAGGTGAAGAGGTTTTCACCGATATGGGCAGTGCTGCTCATAATAACTTCTCCTTTCTTGCTATGGCAGGAGGAGCAGGTGGTCGCTTTCAAGTGTTGAAGGATAAGGTCTTTATCCAGCAGCCGGCCGTGGTTCAGACAGATGGTGCCTCTACTGGCAGCTTTGTGCGGACCGGCAACACCTTCAAGTTCAATGTGAGCTTTAAGAAGCGTCGTCAGCTTGTTCTGAAGGCAAATTCTGCTGTGCCTACGGTGGCCAGTCTGAGCAATATGAACTTCTTCTTGCTTGCTCACTGTTCTGCTACAAGCGGTGCACCTGTGATTTCGGGTTGTGCCCGTGCATATTATGTTGATTAAATCGACTCAGAATTAATTAGCGGAACAGGGGAGCGGAGCGGAGCGGAGCAGGGGCCCCTGAGTAGCGGCCATGCTGTGGGTTAGGGGTTTAGGGCCCTTAACTACTTGCTTGGTGCGCAGAGCATCGCAGCGTAGCGTTCAGGATTTGAAGTATGTAAGGGTGTGCTGTGCTAACTCAAAAAGCGGAGGGCCGCAGGTCCGGAGCATTACCATCTAAATCAGTTTCCGGTGGACACTTATCATTTAGATGGTAAGGCGCGCTCGGAAAAATCGGTGACTTTTTTTCGCACGCGCGCACCTAATATAGGCTGGGTACAGTATTACCCCAGCCTACCACAACCACCTGGTTTTTGTGTTATGCCTCGGCGATTGCCTCCTGTTAAAGACTGGTGTTTTACACTAAATAATCCACGGCTGAGAGATAGAGATCGCGTAAAGTCGTGGGTTTTCAACTACTTGGTGTTCCAACTCGAAGTTGGAGAAGAAGGAACTCCGCACTTGCAAGGATTTGTCCAGTTCCCAACAGGACAAAGACTCAAGCAACTTAAGAAGCTGAACAAACATGTTCATTGGGAACCAAGACGGGGCTCGGCCCTGCAAGCAGCTCA